CTTACGTGGACGGATAGCCCCACGCAGAAAGTCAAAGTGCATCTTGGGGTCTATGTGTGCCATTCGGTTTGCTTCGTTAGCCACGAAAAGCGTATCCGGAAAATACGACAAGCAACGGGTCACCACAAACGGCGGATACGAGTGCTTGACGTATTGCTCACTCTCGTCCATCAACGGCTGCTTGTTTACGTTGATGGAATTCAAATAATCAGTGAGTTGGTAGGTCATTTGAACTTGCACTCCATCATCAACTGGACCAAACACGCAGTGGTGTTGATTTCTGTGTCTGCCACAAACGCGGCTTTGTACTGGTAGTCCGCAAGCACAAGAATGGCTTGGGGAATGGATCCACTCTCAAGGTTTTCGTACAGTCCGTCGTACACTCCACGGAAGATACGGCTGCTGTCGTTGTCAAGATTCTCCACCACCCACTTGCGAACGCCCCCAAAGTCCTTCGTCTTCATGGCTTTCACAAGGGTCTTGATCTGCACGTCGCCCAAGGTTTGTAGGACACCCACATCAATCTTGCCGTTTACCGCATACCGTTGGAGTTCGTTCAAGGTTCTGCGGAAGTCAGGGAAGTGCTTTGTGATGAGTTGGGCTACAACCTTCTCGTCGTACTGCACCCCTTCTGCCTTGAGTATTTCACACGCCCGCTTGAGAAACTGGACTGCCATTCCTGGCTTTTCCTTCTGCGGAATCCGAAACTCAATGCAAGTACAACGGGAGTGGAGAGGTTCAATCACTCGGTTCTTGAAGTTGCAAGTAAGAATGAACCGGCAGTTTGCGGCAAACTCCTCAATGAAACCACGCAGAGCAGGTTGAGTTGACTGTGCATTAGAGTAGTCGAACTCGTCTAGGATGACAACCTTTTTCACTCCGTCCGTAAGAGAAACGGTGGACGCAAACTGCCGAATGCGTGTCCGTAGGGTGTCAATGTTACCGTCTTCGGAGCAGTTCACCATGATCCAGTCACAGCCAAGATCGTTGCACAACGCCTTTGCAACAGAAGTCTTACCACAACCAGCCCCGCCCGAAAGCAGGAGGTTCTGTGCTTCGCCTCGCTCCACCATACGCGCAAACAAGTCTGCGGGTTCTGATGGTAGAATGCAGTCCTTCACGCTCTGTGGACGGTACTTCTCGCACCACAGACCTTTCACCAATTCATTAGTAGTCACAATCAAGCCTCGTAAGAGGAGTCTCCGTTCAGGGCAATCCAATACTTCAGTGGTTCAGTCTTGCTTGTAAAGCAACTCACAATCTTCTGTGAGATGGAAACGCTGTAGTCTCCGGAAAGAATCTTAAGATTCTCCACATCAAAGATGAACTCGAAAGTGGCACCCGAAGTGTTGTCTCCCACTTGAATAGAATAGAAGTTGGAAGTGGTGTCGGTCTTGTCCACCACTGCCAGTTCAATCTTCTCTCCGTCATCCGATGATCGCACACACAGGTGCTGCACTTGCAGTACCGATGCTGCCTTTACAGCGTCCCCAAAATCCTTGGACTTCAAATCGAACTGTACCACAGCGTCGGGCATCGTGATCTTCTTGTTTGTGGAAGTCACCAAGTTTTGGGCGCAGTAGTAGTAGCGTACACTGGATCCACCGCTCTTCACCGTGACGAAACTCTCGTCAAAGATGAAATCAGGATCCTTGAACAGACTAACCGTGCCAAGGAACTTGTTCAGATCCCAAATAGCAAACTGCCGTGGGAATGTTTCGTCCACATGGGCTTCAGCCAATATGTTCTTCGTGGACGAAAGGGTGGTCAGCACATTCCCTTCGTTCACTAGAATTCCGGAGTTGATGGTCGAGAAATTCTTCAGGATGTCCAAGGTTCGCTTGGAAATCTTGATGCCGTTTTCACTCTTCGTCTTCATAGTCATAGTCATCACGCGTATCCTTTCGACCTGCATTAAGGTCATCCACTAAGTCCTTTAGGTGCTTCTTCTCTTCGGATCGTCGCGCGCTCTTGTGCTTACGATCCACACTCTTCCACGCTTTCTTTGCGCGGGTGTCTGCTTCAGTTCTCCACTCTTTGTTGCTCATCAGAAGTCTCCGATATCCTCCATAAGGTTGCGAAGCCCGTTCTCTATCATGTAGTCGAGAATCTTTCCACGTGAAGGAGTAAAGGGCTTATTCCATTCCTCTTCAATTTTTTCTACCTGCTTGGGGGGAAGGTTCAGCAGGTCAATAAGGGTTTCATTGCGATTCCACGCGATCCGATACTTCTCTTGAACGTGACCGTTATCGCGGATGAACTCCAGTAGTTCCTTCATGCGCTTGCCTGTGAGTGGGTGCTGTCGCTTGCCGTCCACCACAAAGCAATCGTCTTCGGACAGGATATTTGGAACACCGTCAGAGGAGTCGCCCTTGATGATATGCTCCATCAAGAACTGCTTGGGATTCTCCACCTCCACAAACTTCTTTTGCAGGGGAGAGAACTGTGCCACCCCAGGAAAGATGTGGAGTTGACTAAAGTCCTTGTCTCCACTCAAAATGAGTACCTTCTCGGTGGCATGGAATCGCTTTGCAAGGTACGCAATAATGTCGTCTGCCTCGCATCCACTCACGCCCATAGTGCGATACGGAAACACTTCTCGGATCTCGTCCCGCACGGTGTTCAGAATGCGGTAGAACTCGTCCCACTTGTGCTCATCGTCCTTGCGAGCCTGGCGGCGATTGGCTTTGTATTGGGGAAAGAATTCTCGTCGCCAAGACTGTCCAGAGTCATTGCAGATCACAAGTTCACCGTACTCGCGGTGAAACTTTTTACGATAGGTTCGATACGTGTTCAGCACAATGTGACGAACCAATCGCTCGTCAATCTTGCCAACGTCTCGTTCCTGCGCAAAGATGGACGACATTAGAACCTGCGAGTTGTCAACTAGAATCATTGCTGTACCTGTAGGATGAGGCAGTGCTTGTTGATGCGACCGTTTGCCTCTGCGGTCTTTGTCTTCAAAGCACTCAAATACCGAACCGCTGCGGTGAATGTCTTACGGCATCCACCCTTGTTGCTCAAGAAATCATCAGGCTTACGCAACCGCTTCTCAAAGGACTTGTTGCTGTCTACACCAATCACGGTGCTGCCCTTTACTTGCAGACCCGTCTTTGGCTCGACGGCAACAAGAACCTTTGCTGTGCGGGTGAGTGTGTTGTACACGATGAGTCCCTGTGCACCAACAATACCAGACGGCACCACAGAAACAAGTCCTGACTGGTCACATTTGGGCAGATAGTTCAGTTTCTTTACTTGCTGCTCGGGCGGCTTCACCTTCCGCTTTCGGGGTTTGCGCATGGTGCGCATGACTCCCATGCGGTCTTGAATTACCTGTACCGAGGTTTCAAATATAGAAGTCAACTGCTCCAACTGCTTGGGCTTCATATACGAATACCCTTCCACCAAATCCGGATCAGTGCCGTCACAGGCGGCTCGTAGATCGGCGGCAGTTCGACGCAGACGTTCGCAAATAATGGACGCGATTGGTCCAGTCATTTCCGTGTTGCGAACCCATTTTACAAGCGGCTCCTGCTTTGCTTTTCCGGTCTGAACGCAGTCAATACTTGCGTCAATCACGGGTTCAAGCACACACAGAAGCCCGTCTGCCTTTGCCTTTACCCTGTCTTGGACATTGGGTCGGTCAGCCCCTTCTGTGGGGGGCGGGGATGCCCGCTCTGCCTCTTGGAGCAGTTCCCCCAACCATTTGCCCATGTTCTCCTTGTGAGCGTCAGGAAGGGGGAATCCCCGCACCGCAAGGCGGCAATACGGTGCCAATATGCGCAGGGTGGACTTGCTGCCCCTGTGACACACCTTTGCCCCATCGGGGTTGCCGTTTGCTTTCAAATAGTCTGCCACCCACTCCCGTGCGCTTGCAGGCTTGAAGTTCTCCCTGTACCAGTACAAGCACCGCTCCAGTACGCTCTCTGCCTCATCGGGGGAAACAGAAGCGTCAAAGATAGGCTCTGACAGGAGGCGTTGACGAGACGATTGGCGTGTCATGGTGAGCATAGTTTGCTGAAGTTGTTGACCTTCTTGTATACTAGCACATTACCGAACTTGTCAAGCAACTGGTCAGATTTATGACTGATGATGAATATGTTGTTTGTGCCGCCCATGCTTTGGAGTATTTTAATCACCTCTTCTGTTCCCACCGCGTCCAACGACGAATCAAATACTTCATCCAGTATGAGCAGATTGGTGTTTGCGCTATTTTTCATTCGAGCAATATCTCGCCACGCCAGTAGCAGACTCAAATCAATACGCAGTTTTTCACCCTCACTGAAGTTGTCGTACGAGAACTCGTCACGATACCGACTCTTGATTACTTCGGTGAAGTCTTCCGTCAGAGTGAATTGGGCAAAGAAGTCCATTGTGACAAGATACTTGTTGATTATCTTGTTCAGTGCGGGAATGTACTTGCGAATGATCTTGCGCTTGATGCCGCTGTCCTTCAACAGGATGGTGGCAACATCCATTGTGTGAGCACTCTCCACAAGACTCTTTCGGTCGCCTTCCAAAGCGTCTCGACCACTTTCCAATTCTTGAAGCGCGGTCTTCTCGTCGTCTACCCCGCTCTTGTCTTTTTCAGTGGTTCCGATCAGATCAGTCAACTGCTTGATGTACCGCTTGTGTGCAGCAATGTCCGAGTCCACTTCGCCCATGCTTGTCTTTGCGTCACTGATCTCGCTCAAGACGGCATTGGTCTTCTTGATGCCTTCGTTTGCAGTGGTAATCATTCCTGCAATCTTGTCAATGCCCTCTTGCAGTTCGCTCTGTCGGGTCTTCTTCTTTGCAATCATGTCTTCACGGAAGTCGTGTGCCAGCCCGCTGCGGCAAACCGGACACTCTTCGTTGTCGTGATAGAAGCCCTCTTCTTCCTTTGCTTTTCGCATCGCGCTTTCCATGTTCTTTCGCACAGACACCATCTGCGAAAGGCTGTCCCGTTGCTTGTCCATAGAAGCCACACTGTCGCTCAGACTGGCAATCTGTGACTGCAACGCGATCTTCTTTTCCAGTAGTGCTTCAAGCGCGGCTTTGTCTTCGTTCAATTTCTTTGTGTACGAAGCAATCTGCTCGTCTGCTTTCTTATGGATCATGTCAATCACATTCCGCTTGTTTGCGATCTTCATGTCCACCATCTTCAGTTCGCTCTCGATTTCTCGTAGTCGATCCTTTGTTTCAAGAATACGAGTCTTGAGAATATCGTTCATTTTGGAGAACACATCAATGTCCAACAGGTTCTCCACCACGGTGCGCCGATCCGCAGCAGACAACCGCATGAACGGCACATAGTTTGTCGATCCCAAGATGACCACCTGGCAGAAGGTCTTGTAGTTCATCTTGAGAATTTGGGTTTCAAGAATGGACTGGTAGTCCTTCACCGTGGCAGTGTGATCCACCACAACACCGTCTCGTTCAATGCTGAACACCTTTGGTGCAATGCCACGAGTCACCTTGTACGAGTTGCCGTTGGTACTGAACTCAATCTCCACAACGCAGTCCCTGTTGTTGATGGTGTTCACCAACTGGGGCAGGTTGATGTTTCTGAACGGCTTGCCGTACAGCACAAAGGTGAGTGCGTCCAACATGGTAGTCTTGCCTGCACCGTTTTCTCCACACACCAAAGTGGTGGACGCTTTGTCCAACTGCACCTCCGTGAAGTGGTTGCCAGTGCTGAGAAGATTCTTCCAACGGATCTTTGTAAAGGTGATCATACTTTAGCGTTCTGATTCAGTGACTCTGCGTACAGTTCACGGATCAAGTCCTTCAACGATTGGGAATTACCAAGAGACTCCATGCTATCAATCTCTTTGTTGATGGTTGCAAGTGTGTCCTCGGTTAAATCAACGGTATCCGTGCTTTCGTTGGTGTCAACCATCGCGTTGTCGATGATGGTGACTCCTTCGGGCTGCGCGGCGTAAAGGGAGTCCACAAATTTCTCAAACAGGTACGGCTTGGTCTTCTTCTCCACCACCACGCGCACAAAGTGCCCCCGTACCTTTTCTTCGGGAACGGTAAGCATTTCCGTCTGCTCCAGTTCGGAGTCATCGTAAGTAATCTTCGTGAAAATGGCATACGGATTCACAACAAACTCAAGTTTGCCGCTTTCCGTGTCCAAGATGTGAAAGCCTTTCTTCTCGCCGTAATCAGACATGGTGATCTGATACGGACACCCCAAGTAGTGGATGTTGTCTTTGCTGTGGCGAGTGTGAAAGTGCCCGGTGTACACTGCCTTGAATCGGGCAAACGGGTCAGACTTCATTCCCCCCTGGAAGGTGGAGTTGCGCATGACTTGGAATCCGTCCAGTTCAAGGTGACCACACAAAACTTCTGCGTCACAGGACTTCACGAACTCCATAGACTCTGCTTCGTTCTCCTTGTTAATCCACGGCAGCAGAGCAATCTTCATGGAGTCAAACTGGACCACCGTGGGCTTCTCGTACACGGTGAACGCGTCGTAGAACAGTTCCCGTAGCGAGTTCACATCGCTGCGATTCTTGAAGAAGATGTCGTGGTTTCCGAGAATACAGTGCATCTGCAAACCGTGGTCATGCAGTTCCTGTACGAACCCCTTGCGAACAGCGTTGAGTGTAGAGAAGTTCACGAACTTGCGGCGATCCAAGAAGTCGCCCAAGTGTATGATGGTTGTGATTCCCTCTGCTTGAAGACGGGGAAAGAACACCCGCTTGTAAAACCGAAGGAAGTGTTCTAGGAACACTGGAGAGTCTGATCGGGCACCAAAGTGGGTGTCCGCTAGGATGGCTATCTTCACTTCTTGCCTTTCGCCTTCTTCTTTGGTTTCGTCTTTACCTTTGTCTTTGGAGACGGCTTTGATGCCTTTGGTTTACTCTTCTTCTTTGGTTCAGGCTTTGGCTCTTCCTTTTCTTTCTTGCCAAAGTTGTTTATGTCCGTCTCCGTGAGGAAGGTTGCGTTTGTTTCAAAGTTGTCGCCCACCTTGAGGTAGTTGTCCCGTATCCAGTTCCGCATCTGCGAATCCACGTCGCTCATTTCAATCTTCTTCAGTTTGATGTACGCTTGTTTCTTCTCCTTCTGTATGCGACGGAGAAACGCGTAGTAGATGATCTGCGTAAAGTACGAGAACGGGTTCTTTGACTTTCTAGGATCAAAATTGTACGCGTACAGCAGACAGTTCTCTATGCCGTCAGAGATCATCTCGTCACGATACGGGTAGTTGATGAAGTTGGGCTTGCGAGACAGATGCTCTGCAATCTTCATAAAGCACTCGCCAATGTAATGGGTGACTGGAGGATGGGGTAGTTCAGCAGCGTCTGCTGCGTCTACCTGTTTTCTCCACTCACTCATTTCTGTAAAGAAAAGATCGTTGTCTATGTAGTGGTCGCGTTTCTTTTTTGCCATGATGTTCCTTTCACACAGAGTATCGTGTCATTCAGGCTTGTCAAGCCCTTCGTCCTTTTTCTTGTCATCCAAATAGTCACGAACAAAAGGCGACCAGTCGTTCGGCTTGTTGCCAAACTTGGGATCGCTCTTCTGTTTTTCGTTCGGTTCTTTCCAGTCGTTCTTGGAAATCTTCTCGTGTTTTGTTGGTGGCTTGGGCTTCCGCTTGCGAGGCTCTTCGTCATCCTCGTCTATTATTTCATCAAGAAATTCCCCTGTGAGAAAGTCTTGAACACTGTCTCGCAGATAGTCCATGAAACCGTTTTCGATCCACGCCTCCATGATGTCCTTTGGTATGCCAATGGAGAACACTATATTTGAAGACGGCACAAAAGGATTTGAGTTTGGTGGAGGGGTATTGCCTTCTTTTTCGTACTGGCTCATCAATCGCTCTACCTCGTCCTCCAATTCCTTTCTCTCTTCTTCGGTCATCTTGAAAGGATTAGCCGATGGCTTGAACGAAGGAGCGGCTGCACTAGGCTGTGATTCGTCCGCAGTGGCAGGAGGAGGAGCGTCTTTGGTGTCTTCAATCTCCAGTTGCCGAGAGTACAGTTTGCTGATCTCGGGCGATGGATCAAAGTCCACCAGTACAAAGTCCTGTGGTATCTCTGCGTTGAGAGAACTGGTACACCCCAACCAGTCCGCAAAGTACGTGACTTGGCGACGAGCACCAGTGTACGGGTCTGCCTGAACAGCATTAACTACTCGCATAGGGCGTTGCAGTTTAATCTTGTCCTTCGTCTTGCCCGCGTACTTTGCCACGATCTCTTCTCCGCTGCGCAGTTTAAACACGCGTAGTTCAGACTTCTTTCGGGATCTCATGGCTGTTCTCCTAGTTGAATCTTGACCACTTTGTAGTCAAAGCCTTCGGACTTGTATATTTGCAGACGCTCGTTCATGTGCCGCAGGGTGTGGTTTTTCCACGACTTCCACGACAGATCGTCTCCAATATCGTAAAGCCGTGCAGTGCCTTTGTCTTTGTACGTTCGCAACTGGCGACCAATGCTTTGCAGAACACGGATGCGAGATTTGGAGGGCGATGCGAAGATGATGTTGTTGAGCCTCCTTATGGAAATACCCGTACTGAAAGTTCCGTATGAAGCAATAATGATCGCATTGTCTTCTGTTTCCACGATCTTGCGAATGTCTTCTCGTTCAGAGGCTTCAGTGCCGCCGTACACAAAGAAAACCTTACGCTCGGGTGGAACAGCAGAGGTCACCATAGTATTTAGCACCTTGCCGTGTCCTTCCACGAATTGAAATAGTACAAGAGTGTTGCCCTTCAGTGTTTTGCATAGGTCTATGATGAATTTATTGCGGCGTTCGGATGCCACAATCCATTTGATTTCGTCTTCGTACTTTGCACGCTTGATGGCTTCCTTGTCCACATCAGGGTACTGAAGTTGCAAGCAGTCAATCTTTAGATTGCTCAAGATGTTCTGTTCCATCAAGGCTTTGGTCTTGGTTACCTCATACGCCTTGCCAAACAGTCCTTCAAGCACCAAACGGTGGGTCTGTGTGCCGTCAAGAGTGCCTGTTGTTCCTACACGAAACGGACACGTCTTTAGTTTGCTCATCACTGCTGTAAGAGACTTGGACTTGAACAGGTGGGCTTCGTCTCCAACCACTGCACCGTACTGCTGAAAGTACTTCTCGTCCTGCTTGTAGATGGACTGCCACGTGGAAATCACCACGCGCTTCGCTGTCCCCTTGTCTTGTCCTGCAAGAATCTTGTGGCAGTTTCGCTGTGCGTCCCACCCGTTTGCACTGGAGTAGTCCTCGAAATCAGAGAACATCTGCTCAACCAAAGACACTGTGGGAACAACAATCAGCACCTTCTTGTCCTTGGGGATCTTGCTCAAGTAATACCGCACAAGCGAGTAGATGATGAGGCTCTTTCCCGAGCCTGTGGGCGACAGCAGCAAGCATCGCTCGGTTTCCATTGCGTGGTGAATGGCATTGATTTGGTGTTCATGGGCTTGCGCTTTGGTGCCGTTTACGTGAACATTCAAGTGATCTTCCACGAATCCTCGCACGCCCTGTGCATCAGTCTTGAATCCGTTCACTGCGGGTAGAGTGATACTGTAGTTACGCTCCGTAGCAAACTTTTGAATGTAGTCTACTAGACCTGCGTATATCTGTTGTGTGTGGATGTTATACAGGTGTATCTCGCCGTTCCACAGCCGAGAGCGATACGCAGGCATGAACTTGTACCCAGGAACCTTGAACGTGAAATAGTCGGACAGTTCACGTGCAACACCACGGTCGCAATTTACGCGAACGTACACGGAGTCCACTATGCTCACGTCAAGATCAACCATCAGCCCATGTCCTCGCCTGTGTACACCGTGCCGTTGAACCGTATAGAGTATTTATGCCCCAGTTTTCCGGTCCAACCAACCACAGGAACCCCTGCATCGCGCAGCATAGACAACCCTTCGCGCACAGACTCCTCCCACCGTGGAGGAGTTTTCTCCACCAGTGTCCGGAATGTAACCACTCTGCCAATACCAAACTGTATTGCTGTTCGCGCACAGTCTGCGCAAGTAGCCCATGTGGTGTACATGGTCAAGTCACCTGTGTGGAGTTTGTTTATTAGTGCTTGGTAGATTACTCTGCGCTCTGCGTGTTCTGTGCAGTAGTTCTTCAGCGCAGAGTCCTTTGGATACCCTGCCTTCCGAAGACGGGTAGGCACATCGTTCCAGTTTTTGAGCAGCACTCCACTGCCAGGAATAACCAGTACAGCACCAACCTGTGTTCGCGGATCGGGACTGTGTGTTGCAGCAACCAGTGCTTCGTGCATATACATCTTGTCCACCCACCACTTGTCAGGGTCTTCTAGTAACAAGTCACTGACCATTGGTGAACTTTCTCCACTCTATGGCATTGCGAATCTTCCAGTGTCGGTTGTTTAGTTCCTTGATGACTTCTTCCAGCAGAGCAATCTTCTCGCGCTGATACTGGACTCGCTGTCGTGCCTTAAGCAAGTCTTCATCGGAGTCCAAGTAGATGCTCATGTCTTGGCGCAGTACCTTTAGTTGAAAAGGTTCCCATCCTCGCTCCTTCAACTCTTCATCACTCATCTTGCCTGTGTAGTACTCCCATTTGCAACGGGTAGTCTTTGCCAAGTCTCCTTCGTACTTGGACAGCATGAGGCGTTCATCAAACAAGAAATTCAGGTACTTGCCGTGGAGTTGCGGAATGCGCAGCGACTCGGCATCCAGTGCCGTTTCGTCCAAGCCCATGTCTTTCAGCAGTTCTTTGCGCAAGTCATCTAAAGTCATAGCAACCTCCACACAGGAGTTTACTGCTTGCGCTTACTGTGTCAAGCACATTTCTCTATTTTACAGTCGCTCTATATTAAACGAGCGGTACGAGAACGTGCAGTTCACCACAAAGGGGTCCACGTCACCTGCGCTGGAATTGAAGTCTATTCCAGTAAGGTTTCGCGGAAACACTCCCTCGAAAGTCACGTTCAGTTTGGGCTGTTTTGCGCTGTTTAAGATAATGAGGTTTGCAGTAGACAGGTGGGTGTTTACTGGTCGGAACTCTGTGTAGTCTTCCACATTCGTGGTGGAGCGCATCCAATTCTTGATTTCCAACCAGTTTGAAAGCCCCTCGTCTACTATGAAACCAATAGACAATTCATCGAACTCCAGTTTGCCTGGTGCTTTGATGGGCACAAATGGAGTAGGCATGATGACCTCACTCAAGTTCATGCCAGGTATATTTGCAGACTGACAAAAGTACATCACGTTAGGCACACGAGCCAGTGTAAACCTGAAGTAGGTGGGCAGCAGTGCGTTAACACTTTCTGGATACCTGTTCAGAGTGTCTGACGGTATGTCTGTGAAGTTGTAGTTCAGTGCCATACCAGTATGTAGAAAAGAGAAGGGGAGGCTTTCGCCTCCCCTCCCCCGAAAGTAACTCTGACAGAGTGGTCTATTACGATGCCACGCCGTGGAGGTTGTCCACGCGGAAGATACGGTAGTAGACGTTCAAGCGAGCATTGAGCGCACCCAAACCTTGAGTCGAACCTTCCGCGAAGGGGTTCGCAACCATGCCGTAGCGGGTCTTGAACGCCATCTTGGGTTGGAAGGAGCTGGGGTCAACAGCGCGCATCATCTGGAGCGGAACGTACGGGCAGTAGAACACGCCTGCGTCGTATGGGCTGGTGCCCTTATAGCCAACGCACACGAAGTTCGTGCCGATGACGCTATACGGGTCGATGTACACCTTGATCTTGCCGTTGAGGGTACCAGCAAAGGTGTTGCCAGTGTCGTCAACGTCAAGGCTGACATTCAGCGCGGGGCTGATGTTCAGGAAGCCGCCCATTGCGAGGGCTGAAGCAACATCTGCCGAGCAGATGATGAAGTTGCCCTTGCCACGACGAGTTTCCTTGGCGATGGTGTTGCACTCGCGCTCGATCTGGAACATTAGACCACGGAACTTTTCCGCGCTCCAACGACCGTCCGAGTCCTGAATAAGGTCGTACACACCGCCTGGCTTACCGGAGCCGGTGGTCAGACCGCCAGCAACGGTCTTGTAGTACAGATCGCTCTGCTGTGCGCCCAACTTCGCAACGCGGTACACGTTACGAACCACTTCACGGTTGATTTCAGCAAGGATTTCCGTGCTGAGAATGTTGCTGAGTTCGGTTTCAGCGTCAAGACCGTGAACTGCCTTGAGGTCTTGGGCGAGTTCGATGCTGTAGTTCGCACCAAGCATACGAGTTGCAGCCTGAACAGCAACGCGCTCAATGCTGAATGCCATCTCGTTCGGACCTTGTCCTTCACCAACACTTGTCTGAAGACCGGAGCCGGTGGTCAGACCGCTCGCAGTGAGAGGATCAACCGCAGTGCCTTCGTAGCCGAAGAACGGATCAACGCCCGTTCCAGGACCGAATGCAGCGACGGTTCCCTTACCAGGACCACCTGCCGCACCAGCAGTGCTGCCGTTGTTTGGAGCAGCGGTAGAACCTGCGTAAGCAGCCGATGGCTCGTTGTAGAAAGCCTCGGTTCCGCCCTGCGTGCTATACTTGCTACGCATTGCGAAGATCAAGCCAGTGGGGGCGGTCATAGCCTGAACGCCGCAGATGTCGTAAGCCATGAGGTTAGGCATGGCGCGACGGACGAGTTGGATAAGGATGGGGTCGTAGCCCTTGAGGTTGGCGTTTTCGGTGCCAGCAAGAGGCGACATACCGCCACCAAGAGTGTTGGTTTCAACAAGCATCTGCTCCTTGATTGACTTCTCTTGGTTTTCCAAGAGGGTGGCAATGGTGGCACGCTTGTGGGCATCGGTGATGGGGGCTAGATCACCGTGATCTAGGACGGGCTTCCACTTGCGGAGAGCCGTTTCGGTTAGGAATTTGTTTTCCATGAGTACTATTTCTCCTTTTTTGAAACAGTCTGGGGTGACTGGATTAGACTTGCGACTTGCTCATTGACCGGAGGTACGCCTCCATGAGCGGGGACAATTCCTCTGAAGCGTCTTCCACCGACTCTGAAATTTCTTCGTTGTTGGTGGAAGAACCCTCCGTTACAGTACCGATGCTCTCAATGTTCTCACGGAGAACACCAAGTTTCTCGGCAAACTGATCGACAGTATCGAACTCAACATCCTCTGCGAGTCTGCGGAGTTTTTCCACTTCGGTGTCAGTTAGACCTTCTGCAATCTCGCGGAACACGATCTCGCACTGTAGTTGCTCGACCTCTTCCGAGAGTGTCATGTTCTTTTGAACCTGCTCTGATAGTTCAGCGTTGAGAGTGGTGTTTTCTTCCACTGCTTCATCGAACAGATCAGTCTTGTCTTCAGGAACGCTGATGTACGACTCGGTGAACAGGTTGCGGAGGTTGCCGATAAACTCTTCTGCAATCTCCGTGCGGAGTCCCTTGTCAACAGCGAGGCGGTTCTCCTGCATCCACTCTTCGACCACATACGCAAGGTAGTCGTCAATGCGTTCAATGAGTTCTTCCGTAACAGCAGCAGTGTGCTCTTCAAGAAGAGTTTCGTACTGCTCTTGTAGTTCCTGCTGTGCTGCGTGGAACCGCTCGTTCATGTGGGCTTCAAAGATGGTTGCAGCCTTCTCCTTGAAGTCCTCCGAGAGTTCATTGCCGCCGAACAGCGCGTCAAGGTCTTCCTTCTTCATGCTGACCGAAGGAATCTTGGTTTCAGCCTTGGCATCGCTCTTCTTTGCCTTGATGGTGCCCATGTTCTTGCTGCTGGCATCACCAGTGGGAGCAGGAATTTCTGCGCCCTTGCCGTTGGCAGTCTGGTACAGTTTCTTGTCCGAGTAGTCCGAAGCGGCTTCGTCCATCTTCTTCTTGAACTTAGACTTGAGGAAAGCGGGCATCTTGCCTTTGCCCTTCTTGCCTTCGTCCTCTTCTTCCTCGTCTTCTTCCTCGTCTTCGTCCTCGTCCTCTTCTTCCTCTTCTTCTTCCTCGTCTTCGTCTTCGTCCTTGGCTTCATCAAGGACTTCTTCGTCAATGACTTCTTCGTCATCGACTACTTCTTCCTCGAAGAATTCGTCGTCACCGTCCTCAATGGTGTCTTCGTCGTCTCCAGGACCAGGAACAGCGTCTTGCTCCTCTGCCATGAAGGATTCGCCTAGAACTACCTTTCGGATTACATCTTCGATCTTATCGTTTGCCATGACTGGGTTCTCCTTGGTTCTATTTATGTATCTCTATCAGAGTCTTGAGATGAAGTCTTTGAATACGCGTAGTGCCTGCTCCTCCAGTTTATGGGCAGGCGTATTTTGAATTGCTTTCTTGTACGATTCAATCACAACGGGCTTTAGAACACCGTTGTCCCAAATCCATTCCCGTCCTTCCATGATACCGTTCACGAACGCGTTGGGAGCAGACGGGTCTGCCACCACATCCACGGCTGCAAGCATGAAGTCTTCCTGTACAACATTCACCCCGTCCTGTTCCTTCAGCGAACCCATGCCACGGGACGAAACACCCAGTTTCACGCCCTCATCAATCAGGTTACGGACAATCTTGCCGTATGGAGTGTCAAGAATCTTGGCTTTGCCGTACACATCGTTTCCCTCAAGGCGCAAGTCCTTGATGAGGTGCGAAACGCGCTCAAGGTTCACGGTCGGTCCTTCGGGGTGACCCAGTTCGCCCATAGCGCGGTTCGTCTTCACATATTCGTTCTCATACCGACCGAGTTCCTTCTCCATCACAGCCATTGGATACACGCGACCGTTGCGATTCTTTGCTTCAGCCTGCATGAACACGCCTTCAATGAAGTAGTGCTTCTGTCCATCCTTTGTTTCGGTCAGAATGTTGATGTCCTGTACGGTTTCGGTAATGAGTTTCATTAGTCCTTGCCCGCCTTCTTGTTGTGGAGTTTCCAAGCGGTGGCGTACATGACGCTCTTGCCCCGCTTACCGTACTGCTTGGTGAACGAAGCCTTGGTCTTCTTGGAGCCTGTCATCTTCTCCATATCAGGAGGCGACACCTCATCTAATTGCTTGGTGGCTTCCTTCACTACTTTGCCACCAATACCATAAACTTTACTGCTTTGCTTTTCTCTTGCATTTTTTGCTCTTGCTCTATCCAATTTATCTCCTAGTTTTCTGAGCCGTTTTTCTCCACGCTCCACTCCTCTCCAACCCAAATTTTCAGGTGCGTTATCATGGGCTTCTACTTCATTGTGAGTATCATCAATACGATCTTTCAATCTGGTTATTCTTCTCTTCATTTGTTTTTCACGCTCAGGAGTCTGTAGGTCTTCCTCAATCTGCTCGGTGGCTTCTTTTAGTTTGCCCTCCGCAGTTCTGATTCCAGTGGTCCCTGCTTTCTTTCCTGCGTACATCAACGGCTTTCCGATCTCACGCTTCACACGGGCTGCTCGTTCAGGACTAGGTTTGATTTCCGAGGCTTCGTTGAATACGGCGTTAGCCACGGCAACCCGAGCCTCATCAAGAGCGACTGATGCCTTGGCGTACAGCAAAGAAAACACGCTCTCCTTGAGGCTTGCGTAGTCTTTCAACAACAGGGCTTGTACTATTTTGCGATTGGTGTCCATGAGCGTCCTTTCGTGACAGATTATTTAGTTGTCGTCTGCGTTTGACTGGGTTTCTGGCGTGGTGTCTTCTTCCGAATCACCCAAAATTGTGTTTGAAATAATCTGCTTCTCACGGGCAAGGCGTTCGCGTAACCGCTCTGCCAGCGAGGAGTGTATTGCATTTTTGAACTCAGAATACGAGATATCTAGTGAATCCACGGGAGTCTCCTTTAGTCGTTCACGTCTTCTTCATCCACACCTGGATCAATCTCCCCAATGGTGATTTCAGGTTCCTGTGCTCCTGAAGCAGGAGCAGACTGTGGGACAGGCTGCGGTTCACCTTGTGGTGCTTCCGCTTCTTGCGGTGGGGCTGCGCCTTCGGGAGGTGCAATTGCGCCACTGGCTTGCTCTTCTTCTATCTGCTTGTCGATCTGCTCGATGTCGTCTTCTGTCTGCCGCAGAACGTGCTTGCGTACCCACTCGCGGGAGAAGTACTTGCCCACAAAATCCTCTGCGTCACGGCACGACAGCAGACGTTCCTTCAGAATCTCGTTCTCTTTCAGTTCACTGAAGTGCGAGTCCTTGATGAACTCAAACCGTAGTTTGCCTTCAATGTCCTGCCACTCGCTCTCCTTGATGATGCCCTTCAGAATCAACTGGACACGCAGCAGTTCAAGGAACAGTTCAGAGAACTTCATACGGAGTCGTTCAATGAACTTGAAGAACTTTACTTCGTCGCGCGAAATTTCTGATGCGCGACCAAGATTGAATCCTGTGGACTCTTCCAGTCTGGACGACGGCACGTTCAGTGCCTGGAACAGTTTCTTTTGGAAGTACTTTACGTCGTCCATCTCTGCAAGGTTCTGACCCCCTGCAAGTGTGGTGATTTCCGTGCCCTTGCCGCCTTCACGCCGTGGCATCCAAAAGTCTTCAAGCATGGACATATGCTTGCGACCGTCTGCAACTTCACCTGTGTTGGGGTCGTACATGAGTTTGTTGCGGTAGCGATTCATCAGCCCGCGAACGTACTCTTCCGCTTTCTGCTTGGGCAAGTTTCCAACGTCCACGTAGAACACGCGGCGTTCGGGAGCGCGGGTGATTCGGTAGATCACCACTGCGTCTTCAATCATGCGCAACTGGTTCAGTGCTTTGATGGCTTTGTGTAGGTAACCAATGACCCGCTTGCGAGACGAGTCAAACAGCCCCGAGTGCACAAAGCAAATGGCATCGGGGCTGATCTTCAAGCCTTCCATGCTCACGGCAGCAGAGTTAGGCTCCTTGTCGTTGTACACATAGAACTCTTCAACAGAGTCAATGATCTGTATGGACGACGGACGCTTGGTTGCGTCCTTTACAAGGGGCTTCTTCTTGATGCTGCGTATCTTGCGGATTTTTACCGGATCAATGGGACGCAGTTCCTTGATGCCCTTCTTCTTGTTGCTCTCGTCCACAATGACGTGGTAGTACAATCGACTGTCAATGTACCACTTGCGGAAAATCTCGTAGCCCCGACGAGAAAAATCCAGTAGAGCAAGCACCTCTTGGAACTCTTCTTCAATCTTGTCCTTGATGGACTTGCTCTGCTTGATGTCTCCAGTGTCGATCTTCACCGTTTCAAGTGCGTCACTGTACACAATAGACTCGTTGCAGATGTCTGCAATGGCAGTTTCCACTTCAGGGTGGATTGCCATGTCGCGGTACTTGTGTATGAGATCAATGTCGTTTTTGATCGTGCCGTCAAAGTCAACAAAGGCACCGTAGTACCCGCCCACTTCAATTGGCACTGCTCCGTCATCGTAATCCGGAGCGACAAAAGAGGGGGTTTTCCGATCCTCTTGTTTCGGAACCCCCCCTGTTCTACCTAAAACGAACCCAAATGGCAGATTGATTGGCATAAATGTAGAATCCTGTCAAAGAAGTTGTGTATCAGAAACCGCTGCCGATATTTATGCCCGCCTGCTGTAGGAGAGCAGAGATGTTCTCCTGACCAGTACCAGTGGCAGGAACAGCAGCACCTTCAGCGGCTTCCCACCACGAGTAGTTAAGAGTCACAGGGAACTCGGCAATTTGGTCGTTGTTTTCATACGACAAGTCAATTGTGCCTACTTCGCTGGGGAAGCAGCCAACAAAGTTGTAGGTACGCAGTGCTTCGCCGTCGCGCTTCAACTGGGTCACCGACCAAGTAGGCATGAACTGCATGAAGTTCACGTCTGAAATGTTTGCAACGTGGCTGTTGAAACGAGCACTCCAAAATTCAAACGCAGACCGTAGTTTGAGGTTTGCGTCTGAAATAATGGTGAGGCTCCAGTCTTGGAACACGCGGTCGCCTGGAATCTTGATGCGGCGACCACGGTACGGAACTTCAATTGTGCCAAGCGAAGACGCAGGAATCTGCGCCGCTTTACACAAGAACGAGATGGCACGAGTGTCGCTGAAACCGGGTATTACGCCGTTTACGACGAACAGATTCGTGCGTACACCACCGCCTGAAAAGGCGTTTACAAACCCTGAAATGTTGTTAGTGGGTTCTACTGGCATGGTTACTCCTTCTGTTTATGTATGCCTTATCCACCAACCTCGTTGAAGTCCACGCCAGTGCTAGTGGCGACAAAGTTCAACTGGATGAAGTTGATGCTGCGGGTAGGCTTGATGAAGATGTCTGCCACGAACTCATTACGGTCAATGACTTCGCCGGTGTTGTTCGTTTCGTCGCACACCACCTTGAAGTCGGTGATGCCGCGACGCTGCTGAACAGTCTTGAGGAACGGAACCACAAGGTTCTTGAACTGTGCGCGAGTAAACGAGTCGTTCTGCTCGAACAGGAAGAATTTGGAAGCGGTGGCAATCGCCTTCTCTAGGATGATGAACAGACGGCGGACATTGATGCGGTCGAATGCGCTTGGGCGCGTCTGTGCAGTTTTGTCACCGAACAGGATCGTGCCTTCGCCTGGGAACGACACCACGGGGTTCACCTGACGAGTGTACAACTCGTCACGATGTGCTTCCTGCGTGGGGTTGTACGCCAACTTGACCACACCCTTGATCTGACCACGGTTGAAGCCAGCGGGCGAGAACCACGCCTCGTTTGTGAACTCGGTACGAGCAACCAGACCCGCGATGTCCGCGTTCAGCGGCAGCACACGGATAAGGTTGTTGTAGGTGTCCAACTGATACTTCCAACCGCTGTCCAGCACCGCGTACGACGAGTTCACGTTGAAGGTGCTATCGCGGAAGGTCTTGATTGCGTTCAAGGCTTCGTACGGCAACTTGTTTTCAACGTCTGTCTGCCCCGGTGACACGAATGCAATGCAGTCCAAACGCTTTTCGCACACGTTTTGGATGACTAGTTGTGCAAGGTTAGCCGAAGCATTGCCTAGTGGAAGCAGCGAAACGTCTACTAGGTCTGCGTCTGCAAACTTGCTCCATCCGTTTGCCCACCGCTCTGAATCGGTAGGAGTAGCGGAGGCTCCGCCGGTGAGTTGCAGAGAGTTAACTCCACCACCAACAGCGGTTTCGGTCGCAAGAGCAGGTCCGATTGCCGTCCAGTTGGTGAAGGTGGCTGCGCTTGCTCCGTTTGCTGCAAGGTCTTGCTGCAAAGCCCAGACATACGCCGATTGGTCATTGACCACAGTTCGGTAGTAGTTGCTGCTGCCGTCAAACTTACGGGCATCGAATGCGCGAGACAAACCCTCAAACTTCTCAAGAAGTGCGTTCTGCGTGCCTGTCCACAGTCCATTCTTGTCCAAAACAAGAACATTCACGAGATCGTTGCTGCCACCAGCGTCTGAAGCGTAGGTAGTAGTCGTAGCATTTGAAGCAACATACTTGGCGTAAACGCTCTTGATCGTGAAATTGGTTGCTGCTGCCTGATTCTTCGGAAGAAGGGTGGACAAGAACAGACGATACGCACCAAATGTGCTTCCCCAGTTTGCAGTAGTGTCATTCCAACCAGTGGTCAGACCGTAAATGTCTCCAAATCTGCCTGTTGTGCTTCCGCCGAACGAACTATTGTATGCAGAGGTGGTGGTGGGAACAGCACCTGATGCCTTTGCCACACTAGAAATGGTAACAGTGGTTCCATCAGAGAACACCACCTCATCTCCAACAGCAAAGTACCGTGCAGCGGCAGACGCTCCTGCAAACATATCAATGTAGGTGGCTCCGAGCGAAGCAGCATAAGCAAGCGATGCGCTTGTGGTTCCTGTTCCATTGGTCAGAACAACCTTCAGGCTGTTGCCCAGTGCGCCTGGATACTTTGATGCAAAAAGCACACCGGCGACGGCAGGAGTCGATGCCGACAGCCCCGCACTGGCTCCAAAGTTAGTTTCGTTGTTGATTACAAGGGTGGCAACACCAGTTGCACCCGCCTTGGTCACGGTGGCGTTCTTTGCCGCAGCCCCAACCACACGAACGGTTTGGCAGTTGTTGCCGTAGGACAGGAAGTTGCCTGCGGTGAAAAAGTCCACGTAGTTGTCGTTCTGTGGCTTCCCAAAGATGTTAGCCAGTTCGGTCTGGGAGGTCACAGTAACAATTTCGTCCACCGGACCCCAGTGGAAGTAGCCCGCGAAGCCGCCAGGAGTGGTGGCAACTGCGGGAACAATGGTGGTCAGGTCAATTTCCTTGATGCTTACGCCAGGGCTTACTCTAAATGCCATTTGTGTGTCTCCTTGGTGAAGAAGTCAGTGTGTTTGTCATGCTGTCAGTATGTATTATTTCGTAACGGTCACCAAGTGCATCAGAAATTCCACCCCATATCTAGGTCTTCTGCCCCTTTGCCTATTCGCCAAGTGGTGCCGCTGTTGTCCCGCATTTCTGTTTGTACGTCTCCCAAGCCGTCGTCCACGAACCCGAAGGGGGTCATTTCCTCCTCCAGCACCTTCATTTGGTCTTCGTACAGGTCTTTGCGGATGTCGCTGCCGGTGATTGATTTGAAATATGTCTGTGTGGTGAGCCACCCGAACAGCACTAGGGTCATGGCAAGATCGTCGTTGTGGTTGTCTTCTGCTTCAAAGGAGTCGCCCTTGGCTACAAAGGTACACAACTCGTCCACTGTGTTGAAGTCTTCCACAATGAGTTTGGTGTCCTCCACAAGACTCTTCAAGATGGAGCACCCAATACGCTTCACTGCGGTAGAAGTCTTTACGCCCTTTACTGCTCCCCCTCGGTTGCCGAAGCCGCCGTTCACGACCTGACCCTTGCGACCCATTTGGGACACGTAGATCACGTTGTCGTATTCCAATTCGTCGTGCAGAATATCGGCTACCTGTCCGCCAATATCATTTACTTCCACCAGTACGTACGCGTTGTTGTACTGGCGCAGCACCGGATAGATGGCATTGGGATACAACATGGGCGGTATTTGGTTGTTCCTGAAGGTGGCTACCACCCGATACGGAATTTGGGTCACGTCCACCACACTGAACGCGTGATAGTCCAGT